ATGAATAACAAAGGATTAGGAAACTTGAGAAAACTACTTCCCCGTGGCTACGGAAAAATTTTTGCCGAATATTTTAATTGTAGCAGGGTAAAGATATATAGAGTTGCTTCCGGATCGCTTACTGACTATAGAATCCTTAAAATGCTCAAAGAAACAGCAGAAAAAAAAATTCTATTAGCTGAATCTATTAACAAATTAACTCAATCTATTAGCAAACTAAATAAAAAATTATGAAATTAAAAATTGACAAAAACTGGAAATTTCCTGAAACTCGGTTTGTGAAAATTAAAACCGAAAAAAAACAGATTGTTATCCATATCAGCAATACCCTTCCGGCTAAAGAAGAAGATGCCGACTTATGGCGTGAAAATACGGAAACTTTTGCCTTTCATTACATCATTAGCCGTGATGGGCGACTACATAAGTGCTTTGATGATGATTACTTTACACAAGGAAAAAATTCTAACGGCGATGAAAATGTGTTCGATGCACACAAAATTAACGTCGCACTTGAAAATTATGGTCCACTTGTGAAATATAAAGATGGCAAATATTATCCTTTTCAGTTAGTAAGTAATGGGGATGTAGAAGTTTCATCTGTTCCAGATGATGATGTGCATAGTTTTGTGGCTTGCGTTGAAAGCTCTTATCGAGGTTTTAAATGCTATGAAAAATATAAGGCAGCGCAGCTTAAAACCTTGCGTACTCTTTTGGTATTTTTACAAAACAAACATTCAATTCCTTGTAATTTCACAAGTAAAGTGTGGTTTAATATTAGTGAAAACGGTGCCACCGAAGGAAGACAGGGCATATTTCCCTATTCTGCATTTGTTTCTCATTTATTTGTTCCGTTCCCGGATAGAAATTTTACAAAACTTTTAAAATCACTCAAATGAAACTCTCTATAAATCTGTTATTAAACATAGTGTTGTTTTGTGTAATCATTATTTTAGTGATAATTGTGTTAAATACATGCAACCGAGAAACAACAAGCATAACAGAACGTACTGTTACTACTGTGCGTATTGATACTCTGATTATACAAAAAACAGATTCTTTCCCCGTGCCATACAAAGTAGTAGAGCTTAGTACAGACACCATGTTGTATATTGACACCGGAAGGGTAATTCAAGACTATTTTACAGAAAAAAGCTACTTTTTTATTTACGAAGACAGCGCCATCCACGCCACCGGCGACATCAAAGTATTAAAAAACGCCATTGAATTAGCAAAATTCGATTATGAAGTATTTCGTCCAACCATTTATACTACAACCACTATTACAGAAAAAACTGTGTCGCGTTATTCCTTCGCGTTGGGTGGCGGCGTTAATTACAACTGGAAAGATAACCGCGCCGGCTTGGAACTCAACGCCGGCATGAGAATAAAAAGACAAACTATTTTAGTTGGCCACGATTTTATTAACCAAACCACCCGAGTAGGGTGGCTATATAATTTTTAAGATATGAAAACTTTACAAATTACCGAACAAACAGCACAGGAGATTTATTCCACTGCTTCTGTCGAATTTAAAAAAATTCTTGAAGATACCTTTGGGAAAAAATTCTTTTTAAGGAATATAACCGATAGAGTTAAATCTTACGAGGACGCATGTGTGGAACTTAATCAGGAGCCCATTAATGAAGCCTTATTCAGAGATTCAGGCTTTACTGAAGATGAGATTATTTACCGAAAAATTAAAACCATTATAGAGGCATTAAATGAGGGTTGGAAGCCGAATTGGGAAGATGGTAGTCAAAAGAAATGGCAACCATGGTTTAGGGTGTCTCCGTTGGGCTTCGTTTTCTGCGATACGTATTACGACTGTTCGTATGCGCTTGCGGGCTACGCTTCCCGCCTTTGCTTTAAATCAAGCGAGCTGGCAGAGTATGCCGGAAAGCAATTTATTGACTTGTATAAACAATTCATCTTATAAATACAATATAACCACCTAACCCATTATGAAAACTCAAAAAATAATCATTAAAGATGTAACCGGCGACAATGCAGGTTATTTATGGGAACTTAGCCGCGAAGGTTATCCAGCCGGAACCATTGTAAGAAATTTTGAATATAGAGTACGCCATATAGGAGTAACCATCGCGATTTGTTTACCTTTGATAAAAATAGTGGAATTGATGTACAAAGATTCGCATTCCTTATGAATAACACATCATTTCCAAGGGTATTTACTTTTGATAAAAAATATTTATCGCTCATTCCATCCCATTTAGCAAAAAATGATGGGCTTTCTTTTAAGGATTTTGAAGATTGGTTCAAGCAATATGACCTTTCGGAGGAAATGGCAATTATTCATTTTACAAATTATTTTAGATATGAATGAAAAAACGTTTAACGGCAAAGCCATCAGAATGCCCAAAGGCGCCGCCGGCGAATACGGAAAATATTCGTGCAATTTATATGTGGGATGCAGCAATGGGTGCACCTATTGTTATCTTAATAAACCGCCATTTAAAAAAGCGTGTGGCGGCAAAGTGCCAACCTTAAAAAAGTGCTTTAATGATGAACAACATGCTTTGGAGATATTTGAAAATGAGTTAAAGGCTAATTTACAAGAACTGCTAAAACATGGGTTGTTCTTTACGTTTACGAGCGACCCATTTTTAAGGGATACGTATCGTTTAACAAACGCTGCAATAAAACGATGTTTATGGAATGATGTTCCTGTGAAGGTATTAACTAAGATGAATGTTAATGTTGGCACAATGATTTCGCTTTATGGTGCATTTAGGCAACGTTTAGCATTCGGATTCACACTAACAGGACACGATGATTTAGAGCCAAACGCTTTCACAAACGCACAGCGCATTGAAGCCATGAAAAAACTGCACGATGCAGGTTTTAAAACTTGGGCTTCGATTGAACCTATAATTGATTTTGAAAGCAGCAAGGATATGATACGAAAAACGGCGGGCTTTTGTGATTTGTATAAAATTGGATTAGAAAGCGGGAAAAAATACGATAAAACAGAGTTGCTAAAATTCATTGAATGGTGTAACTCGGCATATATTACTGAAGATAGATGTGGATTTTATACCCAAAAAAACTATTTCAAAAACAGTCTGTTGAAACAAGCCGGAATAAACCGCGAAGATTTACCAATAAACTGCGTTACACGCGATTATAACATTTTTAATTATGAATATAGATAAATGGGCCCCATAGCTGCTACTCGTGCCATTATAGGCACAGCATAAAAACATACTTTGGTACACGCCACTATTGCAGACGCCAACGCGGGAAAACAAAGTGTGGAGCAAAGCATGTGACTAATATATGTGCGAAAAATGAATGTCATTTGTATAAAAAAATAGAATTACCATTTTAAAGAATAACTATGGATACAACGTTAAATTTATTAAAAAAAGCAGTAGTACATTGTCCATTTAGAGAAGCATCTGAAGACTTATGTCATTATTATGGATGTATGAAAAAATGTAAAGATTTTTACAAACTTCCATGTATTTTTATTGATGGGGTAAAAATTTCAGAAAAAATTACAAAAGAGGTAATGTTTCAAAGAGCATTAGAAAGTTTTATTGATAATTGTAGTAATAGAAGTTATAGTGAAGACCATAACATATATGAATGTGAAATTGATTTTTCACCATGTAATGAAGAATGTTATTATTTTCAATCATTTATGAAGAGTTTACAAGATTAATTATGGATACACTCGAAAAAAGAATTACAAAAAATCCAAAGGATTTAGGACGCATATCACGCGCAATCAGCGCACTAATGAACAAATTTAAAATAAACTCATTAACCATTAATGCTGAATACACAGACGAAAAAAATATAAAATTTAAGTTTAATATGAAAGGATTATAAACCAAAAAATAAATTATCATGTGCAACTGTATTACCGAAGTAGCAGAAAAACTAACCAAATTAATGGTTGACAAAAACCCCGAGTGTGAGATTGTGTAAAATGTAACTTTTCAAAATATATCATGGATTTTTGGCGAAAAAACGTTGACGGTTTTAAGCAACCCTGTAATTGGAAAATACCGTATCAAAAATACTGTAAAGAAATGGAAAACAGAAATGTTGCCCAATTATTGCCCCTTTTGTGGAAAGAAAATAAATGAATAACCCATGATAACCCAAAGCAGCATTGATACCGTTATTTCCACCGCCGACATCGTTCGCGAGGTGGAGCGTGCCGGCGTGAAACTTACACGCTCCGGTAGCGTAACGCTGAAAGGATGCTGCCCGTTTCACGATGAAAAAACAGGCAGCTTCACGGTTTACGAAAAAACACAATCGTATCATTGCTTTGGATGTGGCACCAGCGGAAATGTTGTTACGTTTGTAATGAAAAAACAGAACCGCGATTTTGTGCAAGCCATTCGCGAACTGGCAGCGCAATACGCCATCACGCTGGAAGAAACAAAACAGGAGCCAAAAGATATTGAAAAAGAAAAGGAGATTGCCACACTGAAAGAGATTTATAAACGGGCAGCGCAGTACTACCTCAGTCATTTAACCGGAAAGGCAAATGAGTATGCGCTGTCGCGTTTTTCTGAAAAAATAATCTCCATTTTTAAAATAGGTTACGCGCCCGATGAATGGCAGGGGCTGTGGAACTACCTCAAAAACGAGTGCTACATAACCGAATCGTTACTCATAAAAAGCGATTTATTCCGGCAGAACAAATCCGGCGGCTATTACGATTTCTTTCGCGGCAGGCTCATGTTTCCCATATTCGATCGCGTGGGCGATATCATTGCGTTTTCCGGCAGAGACACATCCGGACAATCGGAATCCAAATATTTGAATAGCAGTGAAACCATTCTTTACAAGAAAAAAGAAACGCTGTTTGGCTTAAACTTCGCCATTCCGGCTATTCGCAAATATGATGTGTGTGTAATAGTGGAAGGCAATGCCGATGTAGTAAAACTACACCAATTAGGAATTACCAACACGGTGGCAACCTGCGGAACTGCGCTCAGCCCGGAACACATCAAAATCATTTCGCGCTACACAAAAAACATCTGCCTGCTATTCGATTGCGACAAAGCCGGTAAGGAAGCCACCGCAAGAAGCGCACTGAAAATTATTGAAGCCGGATTAAATTGCTCTGTTCTTAATATTCCCGAATCGGATGACGGCAAAAAGCAGGACCCGGACAGTTATTTTAAACACGAAAAACATTTTACCGAATGTTACGAAACCAACCGCAAAGATTATGTGTTAATACTGGCGGAAGAAAACCGCGAAAAATGCGTAGAAAACCCTGCCACCACTTCCAAAGTGATGTTGGATATTTGCCGCTTGTTTTACAAAAAAACTGAGCAGGAGCGGGCATCTATCATTGAGCAATTATCTAAAATTATTCCCACTAAATCGCTGTGGAATAAAACAATCAAGGAATTAGACAGAGAAACCGAAGAAAATACAAGGAAAATTGAAATTTCCGGCAGAACATCGGAACAAAACGAATACATCGGCAAATACGGCTTCTACATAGAAAACAACTGTTACAAGTTCCAAAAAAACGATGGTTGGTTCCCCGGTAGTAATTTCATCATGGAGCCTTTGTTTCACTTGGAAAGTACCTACGCGGCAAAACGTTTGTACAAACTCACAAACATTCATGGAGTAACACGTGTGATTGAATTTCCGCAAAAAGACTTAATCGCTTTGTCGGCGTTCCGGCTCCGGTGCGAAAGCATGGGCAACTTCCGGTTCGATGGCGGCGAAGTGGGACTTGCAAAAATTAAGGCTTACCTGTACGAAAAAACCAAAACATGCTTGGAAGTAGCACAATTGGGTTGGCAACGGCAGGGCTTCTTTGCATGGTGCAACGGTAGCTTCGCCGATAACAAATTCACAGAAATTGACGAATTTGGCATTGTGCAGCACAACCAAGAAAACTACTACCTGCCGGCGCTTTCAAATTTCTACAAATCGGATATCACCCTGTTTGACTTTGAAAGAAAATTTGTGCATCACGCCGGCGATATTACCTTAGATGATTGGATGAAAAAATTCCTTCTTGTATATGGTAACAACGCATTGGTGGCATTTGGATTTTATGTGGCAACATTGTTTCGGGATTATATTTTTTCGCAATTCAAATTTTTCCCGATACTCAATATTTTCGGACCCAAGGGCACCGGTAAATCACAGTTGGCATATTCATTATTGCAGATGTTTGGAAAGTTGTCCGGCGGTCCCAACATGACCAACTCTACCATTGCATCGCTTGCCGACCATGTTTCCAAAACAAGTAATGTCGTATGCCACATAGAAGAATACAAAAACTCGGTAGAATACGAAAAAGTAGAGCTTCTGAAAGGTTTGTGGGATGGTACCGGGCGCAGCCGCATGAACATGGAGAAAGACAAAAAGAAAGAAGTTACCAATGTGGATTGCGGGATCGTATTAACCGGGCAGGAGATGCCCACCGCCGACATTGCTTTGTTTAGCCGTGTTATTTTCCTTTCATTCAACAAAACCGAATTTACCGATGATGAAAAGAAACGGTTTGCAGAACTTGAAACCATGCAGCGCAACGGATTAACGCACATTACCAACGAAATACTTACCTACCGGGCGCAATTCATTGAGCATTTTAAAGAAAACTTTGATGCCGCCCACGACGAGCTGAAAAATATAATTGATGAAAGCAGCATCGAAACGCGCTTGTGGCGAAACTGGTTAATCATTGTGGCATCCATCCGCACGCTGTACAACATACGCGATCTTCCCATTAAATACAGCCTTTCGCTCGAAGCCATTGCGCCGCTCATTCAGCGCCAACACACCGAAACACGCGCCAATAATGATGTGAGTAATTTTTGGGATATTTTTGTTTATTTGGTTACTACCGGTATTCTTGAACACGGCTACCACTACAAAATATACGTTACCGACAAACTTACAACTTCTAAATACGAAATTAATGATGTTAGAAAATATATTGCTATTGATATGCAAATTGCACTACAAGAGTATGCCATGCACAACAAAAGAGCGGGAACAAAACCAATACCAAAATCTTCTTTGGATTACTACCTGAAAAACATCCCCGAATTTCTGGGAACGCAAAGCTGCCGGTTAAAAGTTTCCCCCAAGAATAAAGCCGACCGCGGACAATTGGTAGAACACCCCGGTGCCGGAAATGATGATGAAACCAAAGTGGCTTCCTTCTTAAAACGCTGCCATTACTATGATTATGAAAAGTTGAATTTGGATATTGAAAGTGAGTTTTTGCGAAATGATGAAATAAAGTAAAGTATGAGCATACAAACTAACCTATTAGCAGTACAATTAGAACAATCGTTTAACAATATCGGCGCAACAATGATGAGCGACCATTTTGCTGCCAAATTGTTAGCGTATGTATATGTGAATGGTGGAAATAATGAGATGATTACGCATCACGAAGGGTTAGGAGCAGGGATAGCAATTGCCCAACAGAAATTCAATCTGTTTGGCGGAGAGATACCAACGAGACACGGAGTAGAATTGATTAATAAATATGTGAAAGAACTCGAATTAAATGGAAAAGAAACGGTATGGTTATTTGAATTAGAAGATAGGTATAAAGTAAAACTACAAGCCTATGATGTTATATATAATACAATTACACCACGAAATTGATTGTATGGAACTGTTTTTAGAGCCTAAATATATAAAATTTAACACACGCTTTAACAAGGGTTGTACTCCGCCATTTGCGGCAAAGCGAATGATTTACACAAGTGAAGAAAGGCGGAAAAACTCTCTTAAGGCTCTCGAAAAAGGGAGACTAAAGGGAATAAAGAAACCAAAGCAAAATAAACCGGTTGTTTTAATTAATAGCAAAGGGAAACCTACATTCTGCGAAAGCTACAAACAGGCAGCGGCATATTTGAATATAAATGCTTCAAATATTAGTGATTGTATAAGATTAAAAAAAAATAGAGTAGCATTTCATGAATGTTTTTTGCAAAGTGATGTAACTTGGAAAGAAAAAATTAACGATAAATATTTTTTTGTGATATGATATATGGATATTTACGAGTTAGTTCAGATACGCAGGACGTTGAAAGTCAAAAAATCGGAGTTGTAAAAAAGTCCGAAGAATTGCAATTACCTATTGAGGAGTGGATAGCCGATGAGGGCGTGTCTGGAGCGAAAGAATATAATAAGCGTAAACTCGGCGAACTTATGAAGAAGTTAAAAGAGGGCGATGTAATTATTGTTTCCGAGATAAGCCGCCTTGCCCGCTCCGTGTTTATGTTATTCCGTATCGTTGAATTTTGTAACGAAACAAAGGTAACTATTTATTCGGTAAAAGATAGTATTAATACGGTCAAACCAAACGACCTAACTTCTATGATGATGATATTTTGTTTTGGCATTGCAGCGCAAATTGAACGAGAAATGATCATTAAAAGAACTAATGAGGGGTTAGAACGCGCACGGAATAAGGGGGTTATTTTAGGTCGCCCTGTTGGTGCGGAAAGTAAACGAAAATTAACAGGTAAGGATGAATTAATTAAAGAATATGCAGAAGCAGGTCTTGGGGTAACACAAATTGCAAGAGTTTTAGGCGTTCATCGCGGTACACTTGACCGGCATTGTAAATTAAATGATATTCATATTAACACTGTATTTAACACACATCCCTGTAAATATAATAAGTGGCATTTAGAGGGTATTAGAGTGAATAAGATAATTAACGATGAGAGAGATTATATAATATCATTTATTGATGCAGGATATAGAAACAAGTGGATTTTAGAAAAATTAAACGAAAAGGGGTATAATATTTCAATGAGTTCGTTTATAAGATATTTAAGAAACAATAAAGAATTTTACGATTATTATAAACAAAAAAATACAGAACTACGATTAGAAAAAAACGTGGAATGTGGTAAAAACAAAAGATAATATGGAAGAGTTAAATTTATTAGATTACATTGTGCCAGGTATGGATGTTTACTCCATTATTCATCAATGCAAAAAACACATTATAGAAATTGACCCGACAAATGAGATGCCCATTTTGTTGGGAACTAAAAAATATGGAAAATCGGATAAACATAAATTGTACAGGTTTAACATACATGGCTCTATACTTAAAAAAGGTACAGACTGTTTGATATTTCCTGACAATAAAACAAATACTTGGGTTGGGTTTCAACCACCTGTGCTGATGGAAAAGGGCGAGTTGGTTATGGCACACGCGCCCAATGGCGAGTTGTTGGTTGCTGTTTATAGCCACTATGATAGGGAAAAACAAAAAAATTACTGTTATCATTCTGTTACAGATGATGGCGGGATAAACACCAGAGAATATGATAAGATTAGCAAATTTACAGATAAATACGGATGGTTGCATTGCAAAAAGGCAATAGCAAAACAAATGTGTGGAAGAATAAATAACATAATTAAGAAAGATTAATAACAATAAAACACTGATTTTCAGTTGTTACAAATTTTTTTACTAAAAAAACTACTCAAAAATCGGATAGTTTTTAAAAATTATCCGATTTTTTTATTGCAATTTATTGAAAATGAAAAATATAAACACTTTCAAAAAAAATATTTTATATCACACGAACATATTTTTTACTGTAATTTGTGTAACAACTGTAACACTTATAAATCAAATAGTTATCCGTTGCAATCTGTTATTTTTGTTACAAAACTGTAACTATCGTAACAAAAAAACAATTTGTAACACGGTTTTATAAACATAAATATTTAAAAACAAGAATTTTATAAAATTTTGTTACAAAAAAATCTTGTTACAAGAACATATATGCCATCAGGGAATAAATAAAAAATTTTTAAACCAAAAATTTTTATTACTTTTGTTCTGAAAATAGCATTTTTAGTATGTATTACGTTGAAATTAAACTACACCCAGCAGTGCAGAAACTCATAGAAAACACTTTTAATAAAGTTGATGACATCTATGATTTTCGCCGTCATCTGTTTTACAATTTTATTTCAATAGCGCTTTGCCGCAGTTCCGTAAAACTTACTTCTCTCCTACCGGTACATTATGAGAAGTTGAAAACCATTAAAGTAGCCATCACTTCATGGGACTTTAACAACATCGGCAAAGAAATACCTCCAAAGCAACAAATGCTTATTTCCAATCTTATGTACAAGCAAATTTTATATGATGCTTGCTACAGAATTATGATTTGCCATATTTATGGAAATCTTCCTAGAGATACTGCCATCAAAAATTACCTTGCTGAAAACGGTTTTGAAGAGTATGAGCTAAACTATGCAGCATTGAGAAAGCACTACCAAAGGAATTGGATTGAAATAGAAAAAGTTAACAAAGAAAATTATCACGATTTTAATACGTTTTTATCACGAAATAAACCACTTTTTGATACAAAAAAAAATCTTAAATTTGTCCCTAATTCAAGAAAGACTAAAAAATAACCTAAATTTAGCTCATCATGCAGAATATTACCAAAAATTCCGGTTGTGTGTATATGCCCGGTAACAGAAAAATTTTTATTACTCCTACCGAAGAAGTTAATAGTGTGAATTTAATAAACGAAAAAACGAAATATGTTATTTTTAAAGTTGGTGGAAGCTGGGGCGAAATTGAGGCAAAAAATATTCAATTTAAAAATCCTTTTGAAGATGGAATATATAAATTTGATATTTCATGCCGCCTTCCTTCTGCCAAAGGTGCCTACGATATACTGTTTAATAACATGACCGCAAAACGCTGGTTAGTTAAAATCATTGACAATAACAATCAATTGTGGTTAGCCGGATGTTTAGATGAGCCGCTCAGGTTCCGATGGGCGCATATTGCCGAAGCTGACCCGAGCGGTTTGCATGGCTATGAACTTTTCTTTGAACGCGAAAGCTCCATGCCTTTGTTTTTAACATTATAAATTATACATTATACATTATATAATATAGTGTCCTTTACGTATTGCTGTTTTGCCGCTATGTTTGCAGAAAAATAAAGCAAAATGAGTAAAGCGAAGCATCAGTTTATGAAGGTTGTTTCAGAAACCGAAGAAGAAGCTATTATAGAAATTTACGGAAGAATTGGTGGCTGGGACTGGGAAGAATGGAAAGAGATAAACACTATTAAAACTATTACCGAAGAACTGAACCGTATTAAGGCTTTAAATTCAAAGAAAATTTTGGTTAAAATCAACTCTTTGGGTGGAGACTGCGACAGCGCATTAACTATTTACGATGCTTTGAAGGACCATAATGCGAAAATAACCACACAGGCAAATGGCTATGTTGCCAGCGCAGCCACCATTATTTTTATGGCAGGTGAAGTAAGAAAAGTAAGCAAAAACTCTCTGTTTTTAATACACAAATGTTCATCTTTTGCATGGGGAAATGAAAATGAATTGCAACAAACGCTTGATATGCAACGCCAAACCAACGAAAGAATGCTTTCTATTTATAGTGATGGCTGCAAAAAAACAAAAGAGGAAATATCCGAATTAATGGAAGCATTTAATGGAACTGGGAAATGGATAAACGCCGAAGAAGTACAAGAGTTTGGTTTTTCTACGGAAATATACAACGAAACATCCAAAGCAGCTGCCATTGATAAAAATATGTTTAAGGCATTTCGCTACCCACCACTCCCTGAAGGCTACGATTTTGAACCAGAAGAAAGAGAACCCGGTTTTTTAGTACGCTTAGAACAAAAAATTGACAAACTATTTAAAAGTCAAAACAATAAACCTATTACAAACCAATCTTTACCACAAATGAAAAATCTTTTTCCATTCATCTGCCTTAGTATTGCTGCCCTTTCAGATGAAAATTATGATGCAGAAAAGGGCGCAACGCTTAGCGATATGCAGCTAAAAATAGTAGAGGCTTCGCTAAAAGAATTATCGGAACTAAAAGCTGCCCACGAAGCACACACGGCGGCTACTCAAAAAGACGAAGGCGCTTTGGAGGCATTACAAGCCAAACATGATGCGTTGCAAGCCATCGTTGATAAACTTGCCGGTGCAACTCCTCAAATTGATGGAGCTGATGCCAACAACTCTGAAGGTGAAACTTTTGCCGACTGGCAAAAAAATAACCCGTACTACAAAGAAATATCTACTCAAGTTTAATCTTTTAAATTAATAATTACTATGGAATTAACTATTGAACAAATCTTACAGGAGTTTGGTCGCTACTATGAAGATAGCGGACAAAATCTTTCCCGCCTCAAAAGAGGTTTTATGCAACCCTGTGAAACGTTGAAGTATGCCACAACGCTTCCTACTGATGATACCATCTTTAAATTGGCAAACCCGCTTTTTCAGCCGGTATTACAAGCCTTTCAAAAAGGTTTTACACCTAAGGGCAACGTGAAATTCGTTCCTAACCCTATTGAACTTAAACCGATTAAAATCGACTACAAGTTTTTCCCCACCGATATTGAAGCCTCGTGGCTTGGTTTTCTTGCCGGAGACTCCAGCAGAACTTTAGAAAACTGGCCCATCGTAAAATATATGCTCGAAGAGTATCTCATAAACCAAGCCATTGAAGATAAAGAACTCAACGGCGTGTATAAAGGCGAGTGGCAAGAACCTACAACCGGAACTGCGGGTGATACTATCAACTGTATGGATGGTTTGAAAAAACAATTGATTAAAGGCGCTCAAAATACTGATTATCCAATCAATGTGATAACAGGAATTGGAGAACTTAACGAAACTACTATTTTTGAGCAACTTGAGGAGTACGACAAGCAAATTTCTGAGCTCTACAACGGCAAAAAACTCATTCACTTTGTGGCTCAAAGATGGGTACGCGCTTTCAAAGAATCGAAACGTACCAATGGGTACTACTTTATTGATGGTCCGGATAAAATCAATTCTCAAATTGACTTTACCGACCGTATTGTAGTGGGATTACCTTCCATGAACGGAACCAACGACCTATTTACAACGATGAAAGAAAATATCCTTCACCTACGTAAACGCGATCTTAATAAAGTGCAGGTTGACATCCAAAAGGTTGACAGAGAAATTAAATTCTTAATTCACTGGTGGGAAGCAGTAGGCTTTGCTTGCAATAAAATGGTGTGGACAACAGCCGAAACCGTTGAATAACCCATTATTCATTAATTACTAATTACTTAAAAAAAAATACTATGAATAGAGAAGAATTAATTTGTTCCTTAGAATTGGAGGACCTAAATATGGCGCAAAGTTGCGCTAACAACATGAGCGGCGTTAAGAATATGTATATTGCTTTTAAAGGCGACATCAAAACTTTTCCCAAGCTGCCGATGACCCGCGAATCATACGAAGATTTTGCAGTACTTGAAGGTGAAATAGAAATGAAACCGAACAAAAAGTTTGCTCACATCTATTGTAGCAGAGACCTTGGCGAACTTAAATATGGTTTACAGGGGCAAGTGGGCGCAAAGTCAATGAAAGCTACCTTTGAAATTTTTCATCCCGGTTTCAAAGCTAGATTGCTCGGTATGGTAGCATCTACAATGAATGCCGAACTTATCATTTTGGCAAGAATGAATAACGGGGACGTACACATGCTTGGCGATGCCAATCGTGGCGCAGAGTTTGGCGATAACGCAGAACTTACCTCCGGCAAAGCCGTTACCGACCCGAATGGCGGAACGCTATCCTTTGTGTATGACACTCCTACCGCGCAAATTTATGTAGCAGACAATATGGATGAGCTTGTCGGTGGTTAATCCGTAAATAGATTTTTAAATTTTTGGAAAGCCGCTTCTACAATGCGGCTTTTTTTGTCCTTTACATTTCAGTTATGTAAAGATATTTTTGAAAAAAAATAGATATGCAAGAAATTATAAACTGGCTGCAAAGCGAAGAAAAAATTTATAAACAGGGAGTTGAATTCTTTGAAAAACATCATAAAAATAAAATTTTAATCCGTTATTTTAGGAATGGAAAAAGCCCTGCACATGCCAAAAAATTAGAGTTTGAACTCAAAAAACTTACAGGTGTACCACTAAAGCAAATCTTTGCAGAAAATCAAAAACAAATTCAAAATGTTTATATTAAGGATAATATAGCCGTTACAGAAATACCACAATTAATTAAAGAGGCTAAAAAATCTGTTTATGAGCTGTTTACTAAAATATCAATCATGCACCGCAATTTGTACGAACTTGGAGAAGGAAATGAGAAAAACATAGTAAAGAAAAGAAAATCAATACTTGATGAGCGTTTGCCACTCATTAAGTTGTACGAACAAATCTATCTACTCAAAGAAGAATACTTTATCACCGGTAAGATTCCTCAGGATTTACCCGCGCTCTTACAAAAAATGAATACAATTGACGTAACTACCGCAAAACCGGAGGAAGATTGCGAATTTGCCCATTTGTCGGGTGTTGAATTAATGAAGAAAAAACAGTCGCTCATTGTTTCTATTAACAAAACCAAAAACAGACTCGATTATCAAAACAATTCAAAAAAAGAGAAACTAAATCCAATGCCAAATTCTCCTTTAAGAGAAGAGTTGGAAAAAAAACTTACTTGGTTTAAAAAGCAATTCAATAAAATTGTTGAATTAATTAATGGGAAAAAATGAGTCTGATTGATTTTTCAAAGATTGCAGATAGGGCAAAAAAAAAAGAACAGCAGCCGGAACAGTTTCCTTACGACAATTTTTTTCCTGAGTCTGTATCCTTTGTTGGCGAGCCATGGTCAATCTTGAGTAAACATATAGGGAAATTAGAAAGAGGTGCCGTTATCAATTTTTGGACTTTTGGAAGGTACGCCATGCACGATATTGTAAGTTATGTTTGTCGGCAAGTTGGCCCATGCAGTGTTAGCGCGTGTACATGGGCAATAACAGAAAAGGCAGTTACTCAAATTCTTTCACGCATTAAAGACGGGCTAATTACAGACTTTCGCCTTTGGATAGACCCACGAGTAAAAGTACGTAATCCAATTCCTTTGCAGATGTGCCAAGCTAATTTTCTAGTAGCGATTGCGCCTGTACACGCCAAAATTTGCCTATTTGAAAATGCTAACTGGAAAATATCCGTTTCAGGAAGCCTTAACTTTACTACCAATCCACAACCAGAAAGAGGTATTATTCAAGTCATTGACAGTGTTTTTAACCGAGATAAAGAAATTATAGATGAACAATTTAACAGAACAGCAAAAAACTGAAATTTTTGATATGGGGCGCATCGGCTTCTCGTTTAAGGAGATTGCTGTTAATTTTAATTTTCCCATTGAAGAAGTAGCCCGCCAATTTAGAGAAGAAACCGGTGAGATTTATATTACTTGGTATAAAGGGTATTTGAATGCACAGGCTGAAATTAGAAAAACAGTACTTGATTCTGCTCTTAATTCATCACAACCGGCAATTCTGCAAATGTTGCGCTATTTTTTACAAACACAAAAAGATAACTTAGAAGCATTTGAAATATGAAAAAGGTAGTGCCATCCAAAAAAAGAAGTATCGAAGATATTAGCGACGAAGAGTTTGCTCTAATTAAACAATACTACGAAAGTGGAGACTGCAAAGCATTGTCTGATAGCAAAAAAGAGATTTTGGAAAGGATGCGCTGCGCCTATTCACTATTACGCCGATATCCGAGAAAAAGCGTGGCTGCCGTAAAACTACAGGCGCGTTTCCCGGGCTTGAGCCGCGAACAGGCTTTCGCCGACCTTAGAAATACAATACGTTACTGGAATGTATGCGAAAAAGTAGATAGAGAATGGCTTGAAAGCTGGTTTATTGACAAATTAATGGAAGAGATTCACTGTCCTGGTGCAAGCGAAACCGCACGAGCAAAAAACCTTGGCACTTTGCAAAAATATCTTGCCATTAACCCACCGGTACCCATTGACCCAAAACTTATGGAAAGCAATCAGATTTTTATTCAATTCAATGTTAATGGCAAAACCATATCCTTGTCTGAGCAAATTATTGCAAAACTCCCCGCAGAGATTCGACACCAACTTATTGATAGCGCAAACAGCGAAATTTGTGAAGATACAGCTTACGAAATACTAAATAGCTAATGGAAATTAAACTAAGCGCAAACCGCGCACAGCTTCCCGGGTTCCTATTGCAGCCCAAATGCCATGTGTCCGTTGAGGGTCGCGGAACAGGAAAGTCTGCCGACATTGGTTTTTGGCTCGACCGTCTTATTCGATTAATGCCAAAGTCTGTGATTGCGCTCACCGGTAAAACCTTCGGGCAGCTGCTTACACGCACACTCCCCAGCAGTTTTAAAATTCTTAATCTGTTAGGTTATCAAAGAGATGCTAACTATGTGGTTGGAAAAAAACCGCCCTCCTTTTTTGATACTTCTTACGAAGAAATTAATAAGTTTGATAACTTTATCTCTTTTTCCAACGGTGTACGTGTTGCTCTAATTTCTCAAAGCGAAAGCGGAAGCGGTCGCGGAAGTAATGTTGACTTTGAAATAGCCGATGAAGCCCTTACGCTTGATAAAGAGCAATACTACCACGAAATAGTACCTACAAACCGTGGTAATCTTGAGTTCTTTGGCGCCAAAAGCAAAAAACCAATCTATCTACATCACGGTTTTAAATATTCAACCTCCATGCCTACCACTCGCGATGGGCGATGGGTGCTGGAGTTTGCAGATTATTACGAAAATGAAGCAGGAATTAGATTGTTTGAAACATGGAACCGAATTGTTAAACTTCAACTTGAGCTCTTGGATATTGAAGACCCGAAGCAATTTGCCCAATGTTGGAACGAAATTATACGGGTAAAAACTCGCATACTCCCCTTTGTATCCTCTCAAGGCGTACTTTTTACTTTAAGCAATGCTTTTGATAATCTTGATTTTCTCGGGCTTTCTTATATCAAAGAAAACCGCCGAACACTTCCTAATCTCATTTTTTTATTTGAAATTATGAATTTTGTGTTCGATAGAGTAGAAGATTGCTTTTACTCTATAAACGATTCCCGCCATGTATATTACAACGGATTGGATGACAATAGAATTATGGGAATAGCACGAGAGAACGACTTCGATTTTCAACAAATGCTCATAAAAAGCTCTGTTTTTGATAGAGACTGCAATCCCGATCTTCCTTTAGAAATCGTGCCGGACTGGGGAAGTAGCATCTGTCTGTTTTGTGTTTGCCAAGAACGAAATTTTGACTATATTACGCAAACCGCTACTCAGCAACGATGTCAAAATTTTATAAATGAGTTTTTTGTAAAACCCGACCAGAATAGCAACGTGCTTATTAAAGAACTTTGCGAGCAGTTTTGCGAATATTACAAAACACATGCTAACAAAAAAATTAACTTTTTCCGCGATAAATATGGCGATTCTCGCAACCCGAATATTATAAACTCAATGAGTTATAATCAACTTGCTATTTCCTATCTTAAAAAAGCCGGTTGGGAAGTAGTAGAACACACTCACAAGGGAATGGAACCGCCACAAAGTGATAAGTATTTGCTTTGGGGGCTTATTTTAAGGCAAGAGCGTGCTGATTTGCCATTAGTTAGGTTTAATGGCGATAAATGCCGCTACACGCTTGTATCAATGAATAACGCCATGATTAAAGATGTGGACGGTAAATTAGAGAAAGATAAAAGCAGCGAGCGAAAAAGTTCCGGTATTCTCCCCGAAGAAGCAACACACTTCTCTGATGCCGCAGACAAAATTATATGGACTAAATTCGGAAGTAACATGAAAGCAAAAAAAGAAAGTTTTTCACCGGTAAAATTTGGGTATTCTTGAAATAGGAACGCTTCGCTTGTTATTGGGGTGGACGGCAAACATACTAATGATTTCATAAGAGATAACAGATGTTTTAACACTTCTTCGCTATAAATTATAAGAAAACTCATTTTTATTTAGATAGTGTATTAAATACATCCTGTATTCGCAGAGTGCCTTTGTACTCTTTCCCCTATCATATTTCCTTAAATTTTCATCGTGTTTATAAATTCTTTGGATAGGGCGGGAGGCAGGTCACTTTGTTTAATTTTCTTTTTTTTCAAAAAAAAAAAGAAACAAAAAAAAGATATTCAGCAAATTAGAAGCAAATAAAAATACACTAATTTATTTTTAGTTTGTTCTTTTAAAGAAACTGTTTTGTTGTAGGCATAGCGCCTTCGGTGCGATGTTATTTTTGTCCTATAATATAATTGTACCCCGTAGTACATTTGCTCATTAAAAAAACAGATATGAGTAAAGTTATTAAACGCTCAGAAGTACTCAAACAAATGGAAACAAGGGAAAAAGTAAATGGAAAACCTAATTACTTCTCTATTCAATTTTATAAAAAAAACGGTGAATTGGTTATCTTACATAGAGCTAAGATAACCGGACTAAGAGCCAATATGAGTACAAATAGACTGCGAGGCATACAGGCAATCGATAACATGGATAACCCAATCGGACACATATACGCAGTATCAATTGACAATATCAGAATGTTTAACGAAATGCAAGTAGCAATTTAATGGATATAATATTCAACAAAGAAGGAACGCCGCTTTTGTTTCAAAGTAACAAAACATACGGACAGACACTTACAACTCGAAAAGATGTAAAGGAGGAAGTAAATAGTACTTTTTCTCACAATAATGTAGAGTACGCCTATTGGGGCAATAATAACCGATACCCCGAAGATGCGCTAAATATTATAGGCAAAACAGGTGTTCTCTCTACTGCACTAAATTATAAATGCCGCTGCTGTTTTGGGCAGGGAGTTTTGCCGACAAAACTTACCGGAGTTGATAACACCTACGAACCATTAAACGACAAAGAAGTACTCAATTATCTGCGTGGGTACTCATTTCGAGAATATCTATCAAGCGCCTTTCGCGACATCATTAAACTGGGTAACTGTTTCCCCGTTTTCGTTTTTAATCAAACCGGAAAAAAGATTTTAGCAGTTAAAATAGTCAACGGCCGACATTGTCGAATAAGTCTTGATAAAACAAAGCTTATTCTTTTCGGAAATTTTGCCCTTTCGCTTCCGGATAAAGATGCGCAGGTAATACAACTGCTTGACGAAAACGACCCCGCACTACACTTGCAAATACTTAAAGCACAAGGAAAACTAAAAGGGCAGTGTGTTGCCTTTCCAAGAATGCGCAACTATTTTTCTAACAACGATTTCTACGCTTTGCCCGACTGGGATACCGCTTGGCGTTCGGGATGGATTGAAGTAGCCCATAAAATACCAACCTTTCTCAAAAAAGCGTACAAAAATGCTATGTTTTTAATGTGGCATATACAAATTCCGGACTCGTTTTGGGAAAATAGATTTCCACTTGAAAGTTTTGAATCTACAAAACATAGAGAAAATGCTATTACTAAGTTTATAGAAGAATTTGAGGATAATCTAACCAGCGAAGAGAATCCGGCTAAATCTCTCACTACGGGTTACTCTGTTAGGGAAATGGGCAAGGTACCTGAAGAATGGAAGATTGACAGGCTTAAAAACACCATCGAAGCCGAAGAGCGCCTTTCTACATCGGCAGCTGCTAATAGTGAGATTCTGTTCTCACTGATGGTTAACCCTTCCGTGCTGGGTGCTGGGCTTCCGGGCGGTCCGTACAGTGGAAATGCCGGAAGCGGCTCAAATATACGGGAAGGGCTATTGGTCTCGCTTATTTTGAACTACATAGAAAAACAACAGGTGCTTGACCCTATCGAACTTATGTTTGAGTTTAACGGTATCCTTGATGTAGAACTCGTGTATCGCAATATCATATTAACCACACTTGACACAGGAAAATCAACAACAGAAAAACTCTCATGACACCGAAACTCTTTAAAGCAGAATTTAATACAAAAGCAGAAGAATTTAAAAAATTCCTGCCGGTAAATGTTACCACGTCCTTTCGGAGTCTTGCACCTTCTATAGCTTCATGCGAAAGCAAATACCTCATTCCTGTTTTAGGAGAAAGTTTATTTAACAAAATCTATGATTATTATCATGCTGAAAGTACAGACAATGAAGTTTTTGATACCTTGATTAGTATGTGTCAGCTTGCACTTATACGTCTTGCATTTTGGAGTGATTTTGATATTCTTTCCGTCTCTCTTTCAGACAAAGGAGCCTCTGACAACACAGGCGATGGGCGGCTTTACAGATACCAAAGAGAAGCAATTAAAGAGAATTTGAAAAATCAAGGGTTCGACTGTTTGGATGATATTCTTAAATTTTGCGAAAACTCTGTTGAAAAACTGCCTGAATTTAAAGAGAGTGAGTATTTTCTCAACGCTGCACTTTCATTTATAAAAACTACCAAAGATTTTAACGACATCTATTTTATCAATAATTCTCGACTTGTGTTTATAAGAATGAAATATTTTATAACATCGGTTGAAGAGTTAAAACTACCCCATCATTTAGGCGAGAAATTTTGTAAGGAGTTGCTTGAATCTGATGTGAAAGAAACAAAATTTTCACGCATTATTCCTTATATAAAAAGATATATAGTTTTTATGGCTATTGCCGAAGGCATTGCAGAACTGCACCAGTTACCTACTGAACGAGGGCTTATTTTCCATACGCAGATGGCTAATCGTGATTCAGAGGTGCAGGTATCTCCTGTATCGCAAAAGGAGTTAGAGCGCATAAGAAAAGAGTACTCTCAGAAAGCAGAACGCTATATGAACTCCGTAATTGATTATCTTAAGAAACACCCGAGCGATTATCCTACTTATTTTGAGTTTGCGGGAGACAATGCGCCCCCTTCCAAAATAATACGAAGAGACAACACCAACAAAAAAATATTCTTCACTCAATAATTATGACTTGCAACCCGGATTTTAATTCTTCAAAACATAATACTACTAAAGCATTTAGTGAGTATATGGAAAACTTGGCAGCCTTACACGTTGACCTTTCGCATTCTGACGGGGAAAAACATTTTTTTAGAGGTGAATTGTCGGAGTTTTATGCCGGCTTTCGTGATAGTGTTAACTTTCCCGCACTTATTTTAGAAGGAAGCGAGTTGCAATTTACATCAGACCAAGCCCACAATAGTTTTAAGATTAGAGACACTTCATTTATGATTGTGCAGCATTACGCAGAGAGCGACGATTATGATGCTATTGCAGGCGCTTTTGATTTTTGCGAACAGATAGGCGATGATATATTCAGAAAAATTAACTCCGATAAGTACGACCCATGTTGTATGGTGATTAAAGATTTTCATTTTGATGATGTTTCGGCATTTCAAATTCAAAATGAAAAAGAAAGATATGCGGGATGGCGCTATACCATTGCACCGAAAACTCCTTTTTGTGATTTGGTGAATGAAGATAAATGGAAAAAATAGATTTATTAACCTTTAAATTAAATAGTTATGTTAAAAATTAGTCTTGTAAACAAAGCCCTTACTTTTAAAGAAGGAGAGAAGGAGTTTTCCATCAGTTTTAACCCGCAGCCTGCCTCCCTGGGCAATAGGGTGTTTTTTAGTTTTGCTGCAGCCGGCATAGTTTTTAAACGCAATTTTCACTATTCGGAAATTGTAGTTAATGACGCTGTGTTTGATAGCGCAGCAGAGACAGCCAGCGCAATAACCGTTCTAAGTTCGGTTTTTAACTTAGGTGGTGGAACATGCCCACAGCCATCGCCTAACAATTGGCAGTGGGTTAACGATATTTTTGAAGCCGACCCCGACCCGAATAAGAGGTTTATCCTTGTTTTTACCGATAGTATCCCATCGGTTGTATTGAATAGACAATCTCTTGGAAACGCAACGGCTTACTTTAAAACGAGCGATGGGGCTACTTATGATGGCAGCCAACCCGTAAATCATGTTTGGGATAACTCGAAAGATATTGAGGGTTATGGGTTTTATTTCAGGTATGTTACGGTGTACTCAATAGATAAAAATGTTATTTGTGATGGGGGGGCAAATCTAACCGTGAAATATGCACGGTTTGGAAACGGCGCAATTATAGACTCTATTTTGTTTCAGATGCAATATTTATTAGAGGGTGTTGGGTTTGAGAATGCAAAAATAACAAAGATTAACGATAACGCATTTCATTCCTGTCTTATGCTCAATTCTTTTGTTGTACCGAATGGGGTTACAAGTATTGGAAATAGCGCTTTTGAGAGTTGTTTTCTTCTGCATAAGTTATTTATTCCAAAAAGTGTTACAAGTGTTGCGTATAAAGCTTTTACCGGCTGTACTTTAATAAGGGTTGAAATTGAGGATGGGTGGGTTGCTCCTGCGCTTAATTTTTTACAGGAAACTGATTTTATGTTTTTTCCAGAAAGTGCGGCAAAACATTTTTTTACTAAACTTGGAAGCACAACAACCCCAACCATGCTTCAGTTTGGGTATCATTTATTAGAGCGGTGGAGCAGCGAAACAAAAGCCATAGCAACAAACAAAGGCTACTCATTATCTTAAAACAAAATATTGTGAATTTTAACGAAGTTGTTAACCGCCACCTATTTATTACAAATATTTAAAAATAAAATACTTATGTTAAGCAACGTGTTTAAAGTGCTTGAAGGCGACCTGTTCGGCTTGTTTATAGAACTGTGGATAATAGCCGGGTGCTGGCTGATGATGGTTGCATCTGTATTAGTTGACCTTTGGACCGGCGTTGAACGTGCCAAAAAATGCGGAGAAAAATTATTAAGTAGCGGTTTTAGGAGAACTATAGTAAAAATTAGCGACTACTGGCGCGTTATGTTTTTTGGCTTGGTGGTTGACTGTATCTTGTTTGTACTCCTTCCTTATAACGTTCCTTTTGGTTCGCTTGTTTTTACGACTGCCTGCTGCGCCATAGAAGGCAGAAGCGTAATAGAGAATTTACGGCTTAAAAAATCATCAGCCGCAAGCGTACCGGGAATTATCTTAGAATTACTTAAACAGTACGACCAAGAAAAGATTAACGGATTAATCCACATGTTGAAAAGATTAAATGAAAACCATGATGATAACAAGTAAATTTTTTAAAGAAGAAGAATTTAAGCGTTGTGTTCCGCCATGCTCGCTGCAAGATATGCAGCAAGAACATATAAACACACTTGACAGAATTAGGCAGCGTGCCGGCATTTCGATAAGTCTTAATTCTGCGTACCGTAGCACAGACTGGGAAAAAAGCAAAGGGCGCACCGGAAGCGGCGACCACCCGCAAGGTAACGGTACAGACTTGGCTGCTCCGGACAGTGCAACCAAATATAAAATATTAAAGGCAGCCATCGAAGAAGGAGTGAGAAGAATTGGTATTGCAAAGACATTTATACATATAGGCACAAGCAAAACCTTAGCACAGGGAGTGGTGTGGTTATATTAATTGGTTGAAATGCAAGAGCTTAAAATTGTTTACAAAAAAAAGGAAACCATACATCGAGCACCGGCTGCATTCGATGAGATGACACGCGAGCAGTTTATTTTAACAGCAGAGAACATCCTACGCTCCGCCATCGGGAGCCATGACAGCGATTGGTACTTTTGCAAAATGCTCGGAATTGATGAAAAGATATGGAAAAAACTACCCAGTTTTTACTGCTACTCCATTCGCGGACTATTTGAATATACGGGCGAAACAGAGCCGCCCATTACAAAACAACTCCTGCCATACATCGAAATTAACGGGCAAAAATATATTGGCTATCAGCCCGGCTTCTCTAATACTACCTGGCAGGAGTTTATTTATGCCGACCAGTACATTTTACAGAGGAAATACCGCGAAGCCGCTGCGTGTCTTTACAGACCACAACGCGCCAATTATGACGGCGAAACCGACAGGCGTATCCCTTTTACCATTTACGGTGTAAATAATCGGTTAGAGTTTTTTAAAGATATTCCCGAAGCGGAAATATTTGCCTTTGTGCTCAATTATAATGCACTGCGAAAAAGAAACTTGGAAGAGAAATACCCCTTTGTTTTTGGTTTTAGGAAAGAGAAAGAAGAAGAGGAAGAAAAAAAAGGAAGCGCACCCGGAACATTCTCATGGGTGGCTATTCACAGAGAGATGATGGGCGACAATTTTTATGACGAGAGCAAATACTTTGAACTTGGCGTACAAGTAGTGCTTCACCGCCTTAACAGCGCAATAAAAGAAAACAAATCTAAAAAGAAGTAAAAATGGAAACTACGATAACAACAGAGATAGAAGGAAAACTGATAACTTATGAAGAGTTCTACCAGCAGGCGAGAAGATGGGCAGCCATCGTGCGCAACATAGCTAAATCCAATTCGGAAAAGTTTAAAAAAGGGAAAAAAAAAGATTCTCATACGTATTTATTCGGAAAAAAAGAGGGTAAAATTGAAAAAAAACTAAAAAAAAGTATATTAGTTACTGTTGCTCGCAATAGTGGAATCCCAGAAAGCATAAGTTACAAAATACCGGTACATGGCATTTTCCGAGAGTGGGGAGTTGGAAAAGGACAACCACGCATTGTAGGAAAAGCAAAAAGCAAAAGAGTTAGAATATATCGAACCATGGATGATTGGATAGACAGACCCATAGAACAGAACAAAGAAAAACTATATAATCTCGCAGTAGAATACTATGGAGATTATGTATTAATAAACTCGTTTGGAGCAAAAACAATCCCTGCTCCATAAGGCTTACTTGTCCTATTTTAGCATATTTTTCATTCTTTTCTTTGTCATAAATTATACTAATTATGGCAAAATCGAGCAACCGCCGAATAAACTTGTACATTAACGGAAAAGAAGTTGAAGACTCCGTAAAAAACATAAGGTCCGTGATGAGCAAACTTAACAACGACCTTAATCAAATGACTATAGGTTCCAAAGAGTATATTAATACAACAAAGAAAATAAAGGAATTAAAAGGTTATTTAAATGAGCACTCTGAAAGCATAAAAGTAGCTGCTAACGCTTGGGATGCGTGGCAAAAAAAGTTTTTAATCTTAGGAGCCGGACTTGGGGGATTCACACAAATTTTTACCGCCCTCAATAAAATAATAGGTATTATAAGGCAACCGGCACAAGATTTTGCCGCATTAGATGATGTATATTCTAATGTGATGAAAACAACACAATTAACGCGGGAACAGGTAGAAGAGTTGAACGATTCCTTTAAAAAATTAGACACCCGTACCAGCCGTGAGCAGCTTAATAATCTTGCATATATTGCCGGTAAATTAGGTATCAGCAGCAAGGAGTTGGTGCAGCAATTTGTTGAAGCTTCTAATGTAATCAACATTGCAATGGGCGATGTTCTTGGGGACGATGCTACACTTGCAATAGGAAAGATGGTAGATGTTTATAAGCGTTCATCCGATATTATCAAAGACCTTGACCTCAAGGGTCAAATGCTCTCGCTTGGCTCTGCTGTTAACGAATTGGGCAAAACATCTACGGCTAACGAAAAATATATGGTTAATTTTTCCGGGCGTTTGGGTGGGATTGCCGTACAAGCCGGGCTTTCGGCAGACCAAATATTAGGGTTTGCTTCTGCACTTGACCAAGACATGCAGCGTGTTGAAATGAGTGCTACAGCGTTCCAAAAGTTAATTCAAAAAATTATTGCGAAGCCGGGTGAGTTTGCAAAAGTTGCCGGAATGGAAATAAAAGAGTTTACCCAACTTATTTCCGAAGATATGAACGAGGCGCTTAAACGCACTCTGAAAGGGTTCCAAGGGGCCGGTGGCTTTGATAAACTCATGCCTGTTTTTAAAGAGCTTGGGCTTGATGCTGCTCGTGCATCGGCAGCCATATCCTCTATGGCAAACTCGCTGCATAAAGTAGAAACGGCACAAAATATTGCTAAAACAGCCATGATTGAGGCAACGTCTATGACAAAGGAGTATGACATCAAAAATAATAACCTGCAGGCTAGCCTCGAAAAGGCAAGAAAAAAGATTTATGACCTTCGTATTGAGCTTGGCGAGAAACTATATCCGCTCTTAATCAACTTTACAAGAACTTCTACAATGGGGCTAAAAGCTCTATCTAATACCGTTTCGGTAGTTAATGAAAACAAAGGGGCAGTTTTATCAATCATAGCACCGCTTGCACTTTATTTATTGAGATTAAACTATTTATACTTAAAGAAAGCGGCATTTAATACCTATTTAAAAATTTCAACCGGGCTTATTAATCTCCAACGCTCTGCCACTCTAAGAATAGCAGCTGCAAAATATACACTTGCCGGCAACACGGAGATGGCTACAAAAGCAATGAAACTTTACCATGCCGCTTCTGCAACAGTGCCATGGGTACTGCTTGCAACTATTGTGGCTGCCGTTGGTGTTGGTATATATAAATTGGCAACAAATCTTTCCGGCGCAGAAAAAGCAATGAAAGAGTTTAATAAAGAGAGCGCAAAAACAGAAGCGCAAGCCAAATACCTATTCGATGCACTCAAGAAAACGGAAACCGGTAGTAAAGAATATCACGCCATCCTTACAAAACTTAAAGAACTCTATCCGGAAATTATTGCCTATCATCTTGACAAAGAAGGGGCGCTGAGAAATATTGAAGCGGCATACAAAGATGTAATTACCCAAATAAGAACATCCATCGCCGAGCAGATGAAAGAAAAAGCAGTTACTTCGGAAATAGAAGATACATTAAAGAGACAAAAAAAACTTTATTCTAATCTTAGAAATGAACTTGTTAAACAAGCTGGTGAAACGGTAGCTGATACTATTATAGATAGAGTAGTAGAAGGAATTAAAAATGGAAATTTGAAAGAAACTCTAGAAAAGTTGATTAATGAGTTTGATAAAATAGACTGGTTTAGAATGTCTAAAATTCCATTTACCGATAAAAATTCATTGTTTAATGCTAACCTTTTGGGATTAATTACTAAAATTGAAACAATTGGAAAAGAAAGTTCACAAGCATTGAAAGATATTGATTCAGCCTTCGACCCACTAATTAAAAAACCAATTGCGCTTCTAACAGAGATTGAAAAGTTAGAATTACAGTTAAAAGAATTGCTTGCTGCTTTTGAAGGTGCCGAGACAAAAAATGAGAAGGAAGCAATTCGAGAAGACATAAAACTTCTTAAAGAAAAAATAGCACTTATTAAAGAAGCCAAAGAAGGAGAGGAAGAAAATACACTTGATTATACTCTCGATGGTGATGGCAAAGGAAAAGATAAATGGGCAGAGCTTTTAGAAAAAGTTAGAAAGTATCAAGAAAGGCGCAGAATTGCCTTACTTGAAGGCTTTGAAAAAGAAAGAGCGCAAATTGTTTCTCAATACGACGAACTGATAAAAGAAGCTGAAACCTTTGGTATTAAAGGTAAAAAACTCGCCAAAAAGTTAGAAGAAGAAAAAGGAGAAGATGTGATTGCTGCTGCAAAAAAATACTTGGAAAAATATGCAGAGATAACCCAAAAATTTCAAGATGAAGTGCTGAAACTCGCTGAAAAAACATCCATCAAAAAAGAAGAATCTGCACTACTTAAAGAATGGTTAGGAACAGACAGAGAATGGAGAGAAAAGATAAATTCTATTGCGGTTCATATAGAAGAACTTGAAGAGATGTTTGAGAAATCAACCTCTCAGGCAGAAATGCACGCAGTAGTTGACCAATTAGATGCGCTGTATGATGCACGCCTTGAAGCTGTGAAAGAGCACGAAGCCGCAAAAGCAAATGTTATAAAAAAGTATCTCCATGATAATAATAAGTTGGTTAAAGAGCGCGAAGAAGAACTCACCGGTTATTACAAAACAGAACGCCAAAAACGAACTGATGAGATAAACAGGCAATATAATGAGCGTATAACAGCTGAGAAAAAAACATTGGAAGGGCTTCGCTCTCTCCAAAAAGAAGGCAACAAAACTATTAGCGAACAAAATATAAAAGAGCTTGAAGAGCTAATAGACAAACTTGAAGCGCTGCGAGACAAAGAAATTAAAGTGCTCATAAGAACCGAAGGAAACTGGTTGGAGCAATTGCTTGATATTGATTGGGCAAATTTTGGGGATAATTGGGAGAAAAATCTTGAAATAATGGCTAATGCAGCACAAACTATGGCTGACAGCATGTTTGATTTGTGGGACAACATCAACAAAATTTCCATTAACAACATGCAAAAAGAACTAAATGCTTTCAAAAAAGCCAAAGATGAAGAGTTAGAAGTGGTTAGAAAGATAAGCGATGAAAAGAAAAATAAATTATCAGACCAACTTGATAAAGGCATCATTTCTCAAGAATACTATAATGCTCAATTAACAAAATTAGAACAGGAACGCGCAGATAAAGAAGCCGAAATTGCCGCAGAAAAGGAAGCCAAAGAACTTGCACTAAAAAAAGAACAGTTTCGCATAGATAAACAAGCTGCAATTACGAAAGCAATTATTAGCGGGATAGTAGCTATTATGCAATGCTACGCACAGAGCGGGCCAATTATTGGAAGTATATTAGCAGCACTGCAAATAGGTTTAACTGCTGCACAAGTTGCAGCCATAAGCTCGCAACCGGAGCCCTATTATAAAGGCGGATATATTGATGACGAAAAGATTATCCGGGCCGGCGAACGTGGCAGAGAGTGGGTGGCTTCTAACTCGCTATTGCAAGACCCAAACACAGCGCCTTTTATTGAAGCGCTCGAAAAATACCAGCGGGGCAACAAGAACCCATGGAACAATCTTGTGTTTACAACGCCAAACGCAAGCGATGTGTCCCAAGCGGCATCTTCCATAAGCCATAATTTTGCTCATAATAAATATTACTCAAATACTAATAACTATGTAACAGCGAATAATAAAACAAGTAATGATAAAATGACAGACATGTTAGATAAACTCTATAATTTTCTTGAAAACAATAAAGTAATTGGAGCTGTTCTTTCTCGCAAATTACAAGAAGAAGTTAATGAACAGGAAACCTATCTTCGAAAATTAGCCACATTATAATATGCACAATATCGTAAAAAAACCTTTTGGAGTTGATTTTATTCAAAACGATTTGAAATTTGTTTTTCATGGAAATAATGTGCGTGTTGCAGGGAGTAAATCATACCACACCATACAATTCCTCTCACAACCGGCTGTTGGAGATAAATTTATTCTTAAAGTAAACGAAAAAGAGTTTACCTATACTATCATTTCTACTACACAAAGCGATGATAGTATTTATAAAATTATTAGCAATAATGGCTCTATTTTTGATGACTTTATAAAGAAGCTAAATTTGAACTTCTACTTATCAAATATTTTTAACTTTTCATTAGCTCCACAGCCTACCGGTATCATTTTAGTACGCTTTAATGCCAAAGAAGTAGGTGTAAATAGAATATCAATACAACGCATAATTGGTACCTTTGGCGCTGCAATTGGTAACTCGCTCGGAAGGGAAAGAGTATATTTTAAAGACTATAAATTTTTAGTATATTTTGATGTGGAGTATGCTCAAGATGGGAACATAATAAAAGAGACGCTACCTGCAATGTTATTAGATGCCGATATAAATGGCTATGCCACATTGCCGTGCGATATATTGGCTAAATTAAGTAAGAGTATTGATATTCCTCTTTCTGCTAATCAAGCATATAGAGCGTATATTCTCAACCATCTTTTGATAAGATATTCATTATTATGCTATGAAATGTACGAGGGGGAAGTGCAGAATGTAAAAGAAAGCGGCCTCTTTTATGGAATTAATGGGCGCGTATCTACATCGGGGGCGAATATTAACAGGCCGGACTGGAACGATATTTTTTCAAGTACATTAGAAAAGTGCGAATGGATTAGATTGTTTGGATGCGATAATAATAAAACATTTCAGTCTCATTACAATGGTAGAGACTGCTTATATTTATCGCTTTTCGACACCTCGAAACCAAGTACTCATTCTAAAATATTAAGCGGTACATTAGAAGCATTGTATGCCGATGGAACAAAGAATACTATTACTTTGATGGATTTAACCATCGCTAATTATTCCGTTGCTAGAGTACCCACATCTTTAAGAGCTTTTTCTATTCTCAATAGAGCAAATATTATTCAATACACGATTACTCTTTGGAACTCCGACAGGCCTACGCAAAGGATGAAAAGAACATATAATGTAAATGCTACTCCTTATCACATTCATGAATTTTTCTTGCAAAATAAATACGGGGTTATCGAATATTTTTTTGCTGAAACAAGAAAAATAGAAACTCAAACAAAAGCCGATATAATTAATGTTGACAATATTAACGACATTCAATTTTTAGAAAAAAATAAAATTTATACGGTTAACACGGGGATTAAAGATAAAAATCAACTTAAATTATTATCCCAGGCGGTGCACAGTCAGCACAATTTTATCATTACCAAAAACAGATTAATACCTATTTTCATTGTTCCGGAATCGATAAAGATTATTGATGAAAGTAAAGATTTACAGGAAACATCTTTTAAATATCAATATAAAGATGAGAATACCGATGAGTTTATTTTGTTAAATGCAATTGAAGGAAGTCAGGAACCTTATAATCCCTTTGGAAATCGTTGGCAAGATACTAAAGCACCGAGTGAACCAAATTACTGGGATGACAGGGATGTTTATAATGAAACTAATACACCAAATATATGGCAACGATAGAACAAATAATTGATGGCGAAACTTTAGAAAGCGTTCGCACTAAGATTAATCAAATTATTAACTTTGTAAACGCAAATTTTCCGATTACACGCAGTTATTTCGACCTAACCGATAAGCCGGCAATTGATGGAATTGAACTTTCCGAAAATAGCAAGATGGAAGACTTCGATATACCAATCAATTCGCTTCCGAATGAATTGAATTTGACAGATTTGTTTATTAACACCGCTTTGCATCAAGCCGAGTTAGTAGCAAGAAGCGCCGCGTTGGATGAATTGAAAAACGCACAAGCCAGTATTCCCCCTGCTCTCGGATTTGTGGATGATGATTGGTTGGTACAGGTATTTATACCGCAACCCGATGGCTCAATCTTACCTCATACAACAACTATGAAGGAAGTAACAAAAAAAGCTGTATGGGAAGCCAATAACTTTGAAGCAACAATTGACCCTGCAACTGTAATAGTTAAATAATGCAAAAAAAACTTAAATTAGAAAAGAAAGAAAAAACTTATAATCCAATACGAATAACTTTGATTATAAACTACTCAGAATCTGTTATAAGTAAACTTTTTGAAACAGATGAGTTGGAAGAGTTTATATTTAATGAAATTGTTGCACTCAATGGATTGATAATAGGAAAAGAATTTTACGAAATTAATTACAGTGATAGTGATATTAGTAGAACTTACTTTTTTGTTTTTAAAAATGATACTCCAATAAATATTGTTGTTGATTTTTTTGGGATTCCTACTAAAAAATAGATATGTTGCAAATTCGAGTAAATAACCAATTTATATACATCAATAAAGATACTTCCATTCAAATGGAAGTGAATAACTCTATTTTTTCCGTAGATGAGATAATTGGAAAAATCATTTATACTTTTGATGTACCCGCACACCACAACGACAAAATTTTTGGATTTGCTAGATTTATTTATGTTCAGAAAAAAAAGAAGTATGAAGCAGAAATATTAGTTGGGGGCATACAAATAGCCAAAGGCGACCTTTATATACAGAAGGCAACAAAAACTACCTATTCGTTGGGGGTGGTTGTTAATCCGATTCCAGAAGGGTGGGGAGAAAAAAAACTCAATGAAAACGATTTAGGTGAAATAATTATAAGTAGAAACGAAACAGAGCATAAAGAAAAGTGGTTAGAGTTTTTACAAAACTCGTTGACCCCCGATGCAACTATTAAATTTCCACTCTTTATTAACGAAAATTTTTATGGAGGGGAAAATGCAGATTTTGGATTTTTTGAAGGGAAGCAAGCATCAATATATCCCGATAGTGATACCCCTACGCCGGCATTAGAAAAATTTTATGTGAATAGGTTATTTTTTGAACAAAATAAAAATATTGTAAAAAAATTAGATAGTTGCAGGGGTATTCGTATTTTTAATGAATACACTGCTTATTCTGATAATAGTTTTGCTTTTGCTCCTGCCATTAATCTTCTTTGGTTGCTCAAAAAAATAATTAATAACTGGGGCTATTCATTGATTGGTAGTTTTTATAGAGAAGAAAAAATTAAAAAAATTTTTTTTCAAAGTTTAAGGGCATTAGATGAGAATACCGGTAGCTTTTCAGCAACTATTGTACACATTAATCCATCTGTACAATACCATAATAATCCGTATGCTGAAGACTATTTGTGTTTAGAATTTGAGGTTGATAATAAAAGATGGGATTATTTTGTACCAACAACTTCCAGAGAATATAACATAAATGTTAGAATTAAAACTCATCTGCCCGACAATATACTTAGTACTTTTTCTGTATCTGGAGAGCATTTAGAAGGCGACGAAGCATTAATGTTTTTTTTATTAGATTATTCCGAGGGTTTGGGCCTTCCAAATATGATAAATGATCATATTATTTGGCAAGGTAATGTTGGATATCAGTCGGGTGGAAATTGGGAGTTTTTTAACTCCTTTTATAAAATATATAACCTACAACAGTTAAAAGATGAAATAAGATATAATGGAGATGGTTTTTATAGTTTTCACTTTGCCTTTAATCAACATCTTGTAGCGGGGCATTCTTATTATTTCTATTTTAATAAACTTACGCTTATTAAAGAAACCTATATAAGATTTGCTAGTATAACTAAATATTCTAAAATTATAACTTCTGACCACGAAATAGAGAATCATGTATTAAATATTTTTTCAAAAAAAATGGTGTACAATGAATATTTACCCAATTTTCTAAACGGTGGTTTTATTAAAACAATTCTCAGTACTTTTGGTTTATCTTTTTATATAGACCAACAGCAAAAAACGATTGAATTGTCGTTTGTAAAAGATGTTTTTTCTACATCGTACATCCAATTAGATAAATATTTATTGCCTGAGAATACTTATATTTCAGAAGTAGAAGAAACAAAAATTGAGTACAGACTCCCACCCGTTAATAATAGCGAAATTGACCCTACAAGATTGATAAACGAAGTTTACGAAATAAGAGAACTACCGGATGCCAAGAACAGTTTTGGGAAAATTGCTTTCGTAAAGGATCAGAATAAATTTGTTGAAAGTATTCGCGAGGGAGACCCTACTAAGAATTGGATATATCTTTATAGCAAGTATTCCGGCAACAATAAATCTTTTACTGTTGGCGAAGGTAGCCCATCGGAACTGACACCGGAAGTGTTAATTCCAAACATGAAAAATATTGACTCAAACATTGGCGCTACCGATGTAATTTTAGAAATTGATAAAGCAGGAGTTTCACCTTTCATAAGTACAGATACTACAGAATTAAGTTTAATCTTAATAAACTATACCGGCCCTCAAAAACTTTCAAAAACAATAGGTGGTAAACGTTACCACTATGAGGGTGCGCAATTAATTAGCGAAACAGGCAATGAGTACGATTTAACTGCTACTGGCGAAAATTCAATAGGGAAAACTTTCATAGAGCCGTGGCTAAAACTATTGGCAAACCATAAGACAGTAACTCATTATTTTATTTTCGATTTAAAAACATTTCTTGAAGTGTTAACTTTACTAAAGCCGCAAGACAAACCTGTAGAGCAACAAATGCGCTGGGTAATGGTAGAGAGTGTTAAACTTTTACCAAAAAAAATGACCTTTCAATTTACCGAGGGGCAGCCATATATTTTAGCAGAAATTGAGTTCGCGAAGCCGCGGGTAGAGATTTAAAATGTTGGTGCTTTTTCACGTATAATTTTTGCCAAATTAGGGTCAACGTGATTTGAGTAAATCGTTGTCATCTCTAAGGAGTGATGGTCAGCATGTTGTTTTACAGAAAGAGGGTCAATGCCAATTTTTAACATTTCCGTTATTCCGGTATCTCGAAGGGAGTAGAGTTGCATCGTTTTATCAAGTTTTAATTCTTTGCGCAATTTATCCCACATTTTTGTATATTTTGCATTATTCGCTTTTGTATATCCGGGCAACATAGTAACCGAAAATAAAAACATATCTTTCTTATAATCTTTAATATAAGCCAAGTCAATTAAGATATCATTGGTAAGCGTTATATGCCTTGTAGTGTGATTCTTTGAAACACTGCTATTTACGCACACTGTTTTGCTTTCGAAATCAATATCCGAAACGCGTAAATTCATAATCTCTTTGGGGCGTATTAAAGCAGAATAAACTAATTTTAAAACAATTAGAAACTTTTTATCTTTTTCTTTTAAATAGTCAGTAATTTTTTTTCTAATCTCTGTATCGATGATGATACGTGTTTTTGCTTCTTTCTTTTTTGTTTTTATAATATTGAAAGGATTAGCTAATACATACCCTTTTTCTATTGCCCAATTAAATAGTAACCGCATAAATTTGAGATAATTATTAAACGCGCGTTGTGAAATTTTACGTGTACTGTAAACCCAATCCATATAGCGTGCCGCTTCTATTTTTCCAAATTTGCATATAAACATAGAAGAATTCTTTGAGACATAACTTTGAAAGCGCCTTGAAAATGAGATATAAGAACGCATTGTGTCGGGACGTGTTTCGCGATTTTTTTCATCCAAAAACCGTTTTACTACTTCTGCAATAGTTATATATCCTGCAGGATTTTCTTCAGAAAACATTGGATTAATTCCGTTTGCTAATTTTGAATTTATATCGAAAATAATCTTTTGACAGTGGCTCTCCGCATCGCGTACGCTGTTGTATCTTTTTTTGATAAAATTCACCCGTTTTCGAACTCTGCATATATCCGAATTTATCGGGTTTTCTACATAATATTCGATAAGCCAACCCGACCTATTTTTGCAAAGTTTTGCAGGCAAGTAATTAAATACTAAAGTCTTTTGATTGATTAACGATGTTTGAATTATACGCAT